AGTCTCTCTGCTTTTCTGAGACAAAATGAACCGTATCTACTGCGTTTAAGGAGTAATCCTTCAGAGGAAAAAGATTGGTCTCGTGGCAAGAAAATATTACCTTTTTTAGAGGAGTTTTTTCTTCCTTCAAAGGGACAAAATGAGCAATTAAAGTATCTTGCTCATCGCTAATGTCTAATCTTTTTGTGTTCTCTCCTTTACACTTATCTAAATGCCAATTGTGAGGACCATAAAAAATAGTATCTATCCCAGCACCATTTAAAAGATTTGTAAGATTAATAAATGCAACCGTGCTTCCCCCCGGATTAGACCACCCAGATAATATTCTAACTGTCCCCACTGAATGTCCATTCTCGGTTATACTTAGCTTCCTTGTGTCTTTCATTCAGAAGCTTAAAACATTCCTCATATAACTCTAATCTATGCTTCACTACCTTGTTAACGTCAAAATATTCTTCTGTTACTTCGTAGAGATTATTCCCCATTGTTTTCACGAGCTTGGGATTTTTTGCACACTTAGAAATAAGCCTTACCCACTCACTCTTGGGAGCATCTGGATCAATTAAAAATCCCGTCTTACCATTAATAATGGTCTCATCATAACACCCAACGTTAGAAGCTATGAGAGGAACTTTATACCTACCACACTCGGCTACTTTAATTTCAGACTTAGAATCATTAAACTCATTCATTTGAAGAGGAGCAATGGCAACGTCCATCATAGAATACATACTCCCGTATCTATCAGGGGGCAGAGCTTGCCCTATAGACCAGTTGTTAGATTTCTTAAACCCCGCCAGTAAAATACGCCTGTAATTATTCCAAACTTCGTGTTGCCATTCTTTGGGTTTCCCCTTCTCAGGGGGACCAGGAGCCCCATAAAAGTCCCACTGCACTCTTTCCTTTCCCACCTTTTGGTTTACTGACCAAGGGACTCCAGCGAACTCTTTTACATCCTCCTCGTGGTGTATTCCTCCTGCCCACCCTATTCGTGTTTTATTCTTAATACGAGTTTTAGGCATTCCCCAACACGGCAGGGTATAATCAATAGAGTTCTTAACTACAGCCAAAACACCCCCAACAAAAGGCTTAACTCTCTCTGCAAACTTTCTCTGCGTCACTGTCACCAAGTCTGCCGTATGGTACATCCACTTGGTAATATCATATAAGTTTCTATCTTCATATGTCTTTTTTAACCTGTGCCCTTCGTACAAATCAATCAACAGGTCATCAGTATCAAAGTGAACAAACTTCCCCCTCTGCTTAGCAAGACCAATCACTCGCGCTGTGTAAGGGCCACCAAAGTTAGAAATATTATTAATAAAAACAACATCTGCCCAATTTAATAGATTATAATCAGCATCATCAGGAGGCATCTCCCCCGTCTCAGTATTTAACCCTATAGGATTTTGAGAAAATTGAACTTCAACCTTATCAGGATAAAGCTGCATCAGTTTCTGAAGAGGCATTATCAAACGGTAGTAGGCGCAGCCACCTTCATTTGCGAATACACCGAGTATTTTTAGTTTTTCCATTGTTCACCTAAAAAAAAGGAGGTAGTTAAACTACCTCCTTATAATAGTAATACCTTTAAAGAACTAATTGTTTCTCGGAGGAACTATGTACATTCCTTCGGGCAACCTTACCTTATTGTCAGACTTAATCCATTTATCACCGTCCCAGGTATAAACATGCCCCTCGACATCTGATCCCGTTCTAACTATGTCATCCGATCCGATGATTATAGCCTGGGTGCTTCCGCACCCTGTCATACAGAGAATTCCGCAGAGGATCAGGAAGAGGCTGAGCGTCTTTAAGAGTGTCAGGCGCATCTATTTTCTCCCAAAGAAAGGGGAGTAGGACTTTGAAAAAAGAGGTTAGAATTGAAAGTAGCCATTGCACCCTCAATTACTTCCTATACCAAACCAAGTCCAGGGAAGAAGCATTTGCCACTCCCAGTCAACTTTATGCAAATCACCAACAAAGGGGAAATTAAACTCAGGAGTCCCACGAGAACCATCAGCCTCAGGAACCACATCCACCACCATGTCATCAACGGCTTCAACAGCCAACATAGGACCAAAGCCCATACACCCACACAAACTAAACATAGAAACAAACGCTAAAACAATTGCAAGTCTTCTCATATCACTTTTCTCCTTGAACGACACGAGTAATGAGGGCAGATAGCTTCTGTACCCCCCACTTAGTTAACATTCTAGACACGGGTCCAGTAGCCAATGCGTGTGCCTTGGCAATAGCAAGAGTCTTAGCTTCCTCTCGCTCCTCTGCTGTTAGCTTACCATCAGCATTAGCCCGCTTACGCCACACAACAAAATCCTCTCCTACGAGGGAGACTGCGTTTCGCAGAGTATCAACAGCTTCTGTCTCTACTCCAACTCGCGCCAGAAGACGCCACACAAAGCCCAAGGCGCCCGTAAGGACTACTGCTAAAAGAGACCATACTGCCTCAGACAATAATAATGATTCTAACCATTCCATAATTTATTTCCTAACTCTGCATCTTGTTAAGGAACTCATCGTCTGAGCCCTCTTTTGAAGGAGTATCTGCATACGCCTTAGACCTCATAGACGGAGGCGTAATTTCCTCCGTTACCGCAAGCACATCCTCGTATTCTTCCTTCTTAACTAAACCATGAACATCATGAAGAGAATCCATCCACTCAGCCATGTCAGCCTTAGAACCAGCTTCACTTGGCTTAGGACGTGCCTGAGATTGATCATACTTAGGGAATTGGCCTTCCATGACCTTAATAATCTTAAAATCATGCCCACTCTTGAGGTCAGTGATATCCCCATAATCCTCATCAAGAATAGTGTTGAGGATCTTTTGGAAGAGCATGATGCCAATGGAAAGGATCTTAACCTTTCCAGACTCACGATCCACTACATTCATATAGTAGCGAGACCGTCCCTTAATCTGGCGAGCAAGATCTTCGTCCTCCTTAACCCCAGTCTTCCATAGACCGAAGTACAAATCACAGAGAGTACACTTCTCCCCATGTACCTTACGACAATGGACATTACGGATCTTGCTATCCGCATTCATAATCCTATGGATCTTAGTCTCTGCAAAAAATTGAGTTTCCTCATCCTTAGCAGGAAGGATACGGACTACATTGTTGCCCTCTTGTAGTTGAATAAAGTTGTCAAGGAAAGAGGAGTCTCCTCCGCCCCCAGGACCGCTTGAGATTTCCTCGTGTTTACGCCTAATTGCTTCAAGATCTATTGCCATTTTGTTCTCCGGTTAAAATAGTTACTTTGTTATAGCGCAGATTTAAAAATTTTATGAATAAAGTCTGGTTTCTTGCCTGCTGTTGGAAGATAGCTGAATAAGACAGTCCTTTTTATGCTCCATAGTAGAAACCATACCCTTTACCATCAAATATTTATGAGTAGCCTCTGTTACTTTCTCCACCGCTTGAACATATTCAGAGTCTATAAACACCATGTCATCTAAATCCTTAGCTGTCATCTTCTTAGGAAATGATGCCTGTTTATGTTCCTTCCTTATACGTGAAGTTGTAATGTTAAGGTCAGCGGCAAGTTCATCCAACTGTCTCTTAGCGAGGGCGACGAGGGATATATATTGTTGAAATAAAGTAGGATGTCTAACTAACTCTTCAGTAAGGTTCTCTCGGTCGATCTTGCTCAATTCTTTCCCTATGAGCGTAAAATTTTCCCACGTAAATTCTTCGTAGGCTCGTAAAATGTCTAGCATTAAGGGCTCCAATGGTGGTGGTGATAATGATGAGGATAATGGTGATGAGGGTGATATACCCTGATCGGTCTTATCGAAACGTTACATCCACTTACCATAGCAGCCGTTAATAAAATTACAAACAAAATCTTAAGATTTTTCATGACACTGTGTACTCGGGGTCATCAGGGTTCTCGGGAGGCTTGGGTTTCTTGGTCGCGCCTAAGGCGTCGATGGGATGCTGTTTAGGCTTAGGTCTAGGTCTCTTATGCTTAACGTCCCTTGGGAGTGTATGATGGATCTCGAAGGGTTCGTCGGAGGGTGTTTTGCCTTCTAAGAAATACTTAACATATTCTAATTGTTCAGCTAGAGAGGTAGACTCTAAAGCCTTTAGCCCTCTAGGATGCTCTTTATGCTTAAGGTAAGTGGTATGGGGTTTTATTTTCCATTTTCCTTTGGCAGCATCTAGAGCTAAAGTTAAAGCAGTATGAGCTTGAGCCTTTCTAGCTGACGGTGTTTTATATGTTGCAGTTGAGCCTTTGGCGTGCTGGATGGCACCTGCTGCTGTTGATCTGCCTTCTTTTTTGTATGCAGCTAACTCGGTGCGGGCGGCTTGCTCTTGGCGATCTCGGTCATGAGAAGGAGTCTGAAGTTCTAGCAACAGTTTAATCTCTTCTAATTGTTCTATTAAGGGGATCATTTTTTATGTCTCTGCGCCCACGTTCTTATTCTGCTCATTAACCCATGAGAATGCTTTCTCTCTTTTTGTTCGGCACTACTCTTCAAAAATGTTCCTTTAATTCCTTGCCATTTGGTTTCGTCCTCCTGCTCTGCTCGTTGTGTTTCTCTTTCGTGGGCACCTATCTGCTGAAGAGCATTTACTCTGGCTGGGTGCCGCTTCGGTGGTCCCCATTTAAACCGTTCTCCCCTTTTAATCGCCCCTTTGGCACCACCTTTATTCAGGACATCCCCTATCTTATCTTTAGGGGTATCTTGCAGATCTTTATCTAGTTTGGCTCTACGCTCGATTTCTTTCATATTACGATCAAACCCTTTTTGCATGTGGTCAAAACCCGCCTCTCGGTTACGATCATGTTGATCTACATCACCCC